CGTTGGGCTACCGAAATACAGGCCGACCGCGTGGTGTTTTTGGGCGGCGGCAAAAAAGAAGAATCAGACGCTGACTACAACCAAAGCGGTAGTGGTGCCAGCGGTAACAGTGCGGAGTGGTAACAGTCATGTCAGAAGGAAAGTTTTACGCCTCCGACAACCCCGAGGAATGGTTTTGCGCAGGGCCTTACGACACACTTGAGGACGCGAAAGTTTGCGCCCCTAGTGATTTGGACATAGTCGCTGGCCAAGAGTTTTGGGTTGGTACGTCTACAAACCATGTTCCGCAAATCGATGTGGATGTTGTTTTGGAAGGCTTGCGTGAAAAGGCTTACGAGGAAGTTGGAGATATTACTGACGGTTGGCTTGAAGATGTGACACCACAGCAAGAAAAAGAGTTGTCCGACGCACTCAATTCAACGCTGCAAGTTTGGTTGCAGCGCGTGAACAAAGCGCCGGCATTTGGAGTCATTGAAAACACACAACGCTTTGTTGTGCCGGAAATTAACTTAGGAGAAGCAAAATGAACACTGAACGTTACATCAGTTTTTTGGAACGAGACCTGGAAGACAAGGAAGCGCAAATCAAAACGTTGGAGGAAAACAACGCCCGTTTGCGCAAACAGTTGGCCGACCGCAAACAACAACGCGCCAGCAAAAGACCAATGAATACGGCAGATCACGCCACAGAAGCGACGGTGCAATGATGCATCTCAGCGAAGCTCAGGCGTCTATGTTTATAGACCTTTTGATTCAAAAAAACCAAATGCTCGAAAGGCAAAATGCTGACCTAGAAATCAGGTTGCACGAAGCCCACATTTCACTCATGCGCGAAGAAAACACCAAGCGTGGCCCCGTCGAAGATTTGATGAGTGTCACGCGCAAGGACATTCACGAGGCCGAAGAGCTCGCGAGGCAGACATTCAAAACGCCGCGCAACCTTGGTTCTGAGGTGGGTCCTGGTTACGACGCCAACGGTAGCGAGGTTCCATGAAAACCATCTACAAGTTTGACACCTATCACAACCAGGACCAGCGCTTCGAAGGGTATGAGGTTATGGAATTTCTTCATGTCAACATGCAACGCGGACAAGTCTGCGTTTGGGCGCGGGTTGAAACAGAATCACCGCGTTGTTGGTGGAGAATCAAAAGATTTGGAACTGGCCACAACACGAACGAACTGTCGCAAGGGGCGCAGTACATCGGGACGATGCTGGCAAACAGCGGCGATCTTGTGTGGCATTACTTTGCGGACAGGGAACAATGAGCCACGAAGTTTTTGAAACACCAATCGGCAAGGCCGTCGTTGGAATTGAAGAGGCCTTGCGCCGCAACTACAAGCGGATGCAGGAACGTTTGCAGGAAATCACGCCACCAAAAACCCGCGCCGAACAGTTCGAGCGCGACATGCTGGAGGCTGACATTAAAGGTTTGAAAAAAGTTTTTGAAAAACAGGAGCAACGGGATGAGCACAACCGACACACCCACCACAACCACGACTGAAAAAGAAGAACCACGGGATCAAGCGGACTTGCGCGAGGTGGCGCGACTGATGGCCGAAAGCCACATGCTTGAAGCGTTCGAGCGCATATCGGCCATTAAATGCGAAAAAGGCGACAAGCTTATTTTCAGGTTCAGCAACCAAGTTAGCTTGCAAAAGCGCCAAAACCTCGTGCGCAACTTTGATCACGTCTTAAGGCAACATGGCCTTACGGCGTTTTTCATACCGGCTGACATTGAGTTGGTCGGAGTATTAACCCCAAACAGGGAGGAGGCCAAAGATGGCGAAGTTAAAGTTGAGCAGCATGAACGACCTAGCGATGTTGGTAACGAAGCGCGAGGGCAAGCGGAAGTCCCAGTCCATAGCGCAAATCAAGGAGATGCTGGGCATAGTGTCGGACTTGGTGGCTAGTCACCCCGTGGCACTCGTGCTGCTGTTGAAAAACGGGTTACGGCGCAAGGGTAAGTAAAAAGATTGTTTGTGACCGGCCAGTCACAAGCAAAGGGTGTTTTGCGGACGAGTGGTTCGAATCCACGCCGTCCTTCGGGGCGGTTCCTGTTTGGTCAGGGTACGCCGCGAACGCCCCGCGCAACAAAAGGAAAATAGGAATGATTGATCTAAGAGAGAAATTTGAAGAAAAGCTTAAATCCGGGCACCACTACGTTTTAAACGTTTGCTCAATGTGTGGTTACGACTGCAACTATTTTTCACGTGAAGGCAATTTGTATTATGACAGCGGTTGTGATTGCATGCGTGGCCCGCCAAGCATTCGTATGTGTGATTGGTCCGACTTAGATTTTTATTTTAAACCGGAACACGGGCACTTAAAAAATTTTGAAGAATGGGTGGGCCAGAAATGAGCGAGCAATGGATGGCAGAAATCGACGGCGAACAATTCGAGGTAACGCCAATCATCCGCATGCGTTACGAAGGCCGAAAAGTCTTGTTGGAACAAATGCTGGTAACACCCAAGCAGCCAGCCGGTGAAGACGGCGTCGTACCGCAACGTAAAACATTTTGGGCGCAGGTGCCAACGGTAGGCACGCCAATTGAAGATTCGGCCCTTGTCGGGTTGAACGGTCGCCCAATGATAAAACCAAACTGAACGTAAAAAATGACAAAGGAACGCAATGCTAGTTTTAACGCGAACACCAGGACAGTCGATAGCCATCGGCAACGACGTGGAAATATTCGTCATGTCGGTCAAGGGCAGGCAGGTGCGGTTGGGAATCAAAACAACAACGAAGGACATTCACATCGACCGCAAGGATGTGAACGGCAAAGTGGAAACACACAGTGGCCGAAGTCGCTTGGATTTCGGCGAGGGGACGGCAGGCCATGGGTAACCGAGCTGATGACATTTTTAGGTACCGTCACGTACAAGCCACGGACCAAGTTTCGATTGCCGCCGGTTACCGACGAGGAATCAAAAGTCTGCCCGATCATGGTCAGTCTGTGGTGCCAGAATGCGGACGCCCCTGGTTGGATCAAGATAAGCCAGACGTTCACCGTGACGGAACAGTTTTGGAACATGGTCAAAGGCAGCCCAACGGCATTGCAACGAATGGTGCGGGCTTGGTTGTTGGAGCTAGAGTTTCACGAAGCCAACGAGCACTTGCGCTTTTCAGGCGTAAAAGTTTTCGACCCGCACAAGGAGTAATGAACCCGTGAGTGAACTGGAGCTTTGCGAACATTGCGGTGCCAAGTTGGTGGAGTACCGCCACGGCTTGTCCAAGGGGTTGATGCGTTCCCTTTACAAGCTGGCTAGGGCAGGCGGCGGGCAGGTGGCCGGTGGGCGCAAGAAGACCTACGTCGTGGAGGACACCTAACGTGTCGGAAACAACATACGAGGAATACATAGAACCCGAATTCGTCGAAGCCCTTACAGTTTTGGGTATTCAGGATCGTGCCAAAAAGATTTGGTGTTGCCACCCACGCGGTGAACTGCACTTCGTGTACGACTACATCGTGGCAGCCAAAGTCCTACGCGACGACCCCGTCCGCCTCGCCAGGTTTAAGTGGCAGTTCGAGGAGTTGGAACAACACCCGGAACAGTACGGCTTCGTCGGCGAGGAGATCTACCTGTACATGGTGCAGATACTGTTACGTTGAAAAAAACGTAATGACCTTTGGTAAGTACGATTGTAGGATGGATGTTATGGAATCAATTGACTACGCCGCAGCATTGTTAACACACTTGACCGTCGGGGCCATTATGGCTGCCGTGTGTGTACAACACCGTATGGCCGTCCAAGAACACGGACTAAGGGGTTGGGCCATAGCCTACGGACTTGTCGCATTGTTGTGGCCATTAGCGTTGTTGTGCGCGTTGTTTTTAGCGAAGGATAGCCGTGTCAAAGTCCAAAGACAAAACAGCTCAGAAGGGTACAACTAAGGTTGTCCCTGAACCAAAGCCAAAGTTTGCGCCGTTGGTTGTTGATAACGACCCGAAACGACAGGCGGAAATGCGCGAGAAGCTCATCACGCGCCTTGGCGACGACTACAAAATAGACAACCTTGATCGGGCCATCCTGTCGCTGATGGCGCAGTATCCCTCGATAACGCAAGAGGAAATTGCCAAAGCTTGTGGAATGAACAGGTCGGCTATTGCAAAACGGGTAAACAAGCCCGCATTCAAAACGGCCATGAACGAGTTCAACAAGGGCATCCTCCAGGTTTTGATCGAAGCGCAGAGCGACGCCATCAAACAGATGCGCAAGCTGGTGAACGCCACCGACATCGACAACGACACACGTATTGCGGCGGCCCGCGTCATACTCAGTCCGTTGAACCGGATGGAGCAAAACACGCCACCGCCTATGAACATAATTTACACAGTGCAATTCGGCGAAGGTGGCCAGCTCGTGCGAACCGCCAAGCCGTTGGACCCGTCCAGGGTTTTGGAGGTATCGGCAGGATGACAGCGACAACACAGGAAGAATTGTTTTCTGAACAAACAAAGCGCCTTCGCAAGGAGAACGAGGAGCTGCGTGACTTCAATTGGAAGGTGCGGCGTTTTCTCGAAAGCTTGTTCGAGAAGTTGATTCTCATGCACCGCACCTTGGCAACTTTGTTGTGGATGGCGGTAGCGATTTATTTTTGGTGGGTGGCTGAAGACAAGTGGACGTCCTATTTCGTGGCAGGCACAGGGACGTTTGTTTTTCTTTCAGTGCAGTTCGATAGGTACTTGATTCGTAAACAGAAAGAGCTGACGGAGATGAAAAAATGACAAGGTTGAACGCACAGCAAAAAGAAAGATTTTACGCTTTGCTCAAGGAGCTGATGGATTTAACAGGGTGGGAAATGGGCCTTGAAAAACAAGCGGACGACGCCCAAGTGCAGGGCGTAATGCTTGGTAACAAAGCTTTTTTGGACAAGATCGAATATTCCTGCAAGGTGGCTGTTGAACAGCAAGAGAAGGCTAGGCGCAAATGAAACAAAAAAAAAGTCCGTCGAAGTTTTGAGTGGTGGCGCAGAGGAGGTGGTTCAATGAGCGGCATAAGAGATTGGAGCGAGATTGATGGATAGATTTTTTAAACACTTGCAAGAGCACCCTGGTAGCATTTTCGCTTGGGGCTTGTTAGTCGGTACATTGGCGCACTTGCTTTACCTGAAGATCGACAAGTTTTTGCAGCTCTGGTTGGTGGAAGGCCAGATGAAACGCAACATCGCGCTTGGAAAAGACCTGCTCAAGTTGCGGGATGAAATTCAATCGTCCGGTGGCGCTGGCCTTGAGGTGGCGGAGTTTCACGACGAGACGAAGCGTTCAGTCGAAGAAATAGCGGAATCAATTAAAGCTGACATCGAGGAGGCCAACCGTGGCAAACCGCTGCCTTCTACACCGTACTAAGCTCGATTTATTTAAAGCCTGGCTTGTTAAAGACGGTTGGGTTCTCGACGAGAACTATGGTGATTACCAAGTGTTGCGAGCGCGTAAAGGCAAACGCTTCGTTGCGCTTTACGACAGGCATCAAGGCGATCACTTCTCGATGTTGGATCGCGACCACGGTTTAGTGCGAGCGTTCATCAGAGATACAAGGGCGGTTGGAATTGAAGCTCAACACACTGCAAATTTATAAAGGCATTTCGCAACGGCTGCGTTGGGTGTTGATGCACCTTTACCGCACCGAAAGCCTGAAGTGGGACCACCCACTGATGCAGGCCGCCAACAATTTCCAGGAAGAGTTGAAGCGTTACTACGGGCCGTTGTTGGCCGATCACATTTTTTACAGGACTAAACCGAAATGAGCTTCCTAACTTTTGAAGGAATCGAGAAAGGCCATTTTAAAAAAGGCGAAGTTGTCCGCGTCATGGGTGAACGCTTTGTTGTCGTGAAGGTGCGGGACAACGGCAACCTCGTGTTGCGTAGGCCGACCAACTGGCTGGCCGTTGCCACGGTCACGGCTTTTGTTGGGTACATCGCTTTGCAGTGGTTGGGGTTTATATGAGCAACCAAGAAGCGTGGTTTTACAGTGTTTGCGTAATATCAGCTTGCATCACGATTGTTAACTGTGCGCATTACATTCACGATTTTTTTTGCAGGTTGTTTTATCTCAAAGGTGATGGTGACAAATGATAACCGTGGTCGTCATGGTGAATGGCAAACCAATACTTGCGCGTTCGGCCAAGAACATTGGCGAGCAGAATGAAAACGGCGAAGACAAGTACGAAGTGGACACAGGTGAAATTGTTTGGCACAAGCGTGACGAAGGCGCGGTGCCGCTTGTTAAGATGATGCTTGACACGATAAGGGGTGGGCATTGAAAGAAACCTTGAAAGAAATAAATTTAAGATTCCCGTTCTTAACTCCGCCAGGGCATATAACGTTAGTCAAAGATGAAGATGTTAAAATGCGCGAGGCGAGATGCAGTCCGGAAGCTTATCAGTTTGTTTTGGGCATGTGTGACAGGCTTAACAATCTACTAAAGGTAAGAGAATGCTTGGCGCACGCTCTTGAGATGGGCCATTTTACTCCAGGCGGCTCAACAGAAAATTGGGCAAAAGAGGTTCTTGAAAAAACGAGAGAGACCAACGATGAATAAATGCCCACCACATGATCCAGTCGGCCTGACAACCACTGACGGTGGCAACCCTTGGATTTGCGTTCAATGCAAAAAGGTTCTGAGTTCGTATCGCAATTACACGCAAGAGGAAGTCGAAGTTTTGGTTGCGGCGGTGTTAGCAATCAGGAAACAAAGCGAGGAGAAGAAGGGCGAAAAATGAAGGTGCTGTTCCTTGATATAGACGGCGTACTTAACTCAACACAGGGCGTCGAATGGCATCGTCTGCAACGAAAGATAAAAGGTTGCATTTGGATCGATCACGAATTCTTTTGCCCAATCGCCGTGAACAACTTGAAGCTCATCATGCGCAAGTTGCCACACCTCAAGATAGTTATCAGCAGCTCGTGGCGTGAGTGCCATGTATTCGATGAGCTGAAGAAATTACTCCATGATTATTGCGACATAGAACCAAGCCGGATCATTGGAAAAACGCCTCGCCTTTACGACGAGCAGCGCGGCACAGAGATTCAAAAATGGTTGGATGACAACGGCGCCGAACACGGCGTAACGCATTTCGTGATACTTGACGACAACGACGACATGGTGCACCTGAAGCCTTGTCTGGTACAAACAAATGGTGACCACGGCTTTATGTGGGCCGATGCAATAAAAGTTCTGAAACAACTCGGCTGCGATGAGAGGCTAATGTAGATGATGGAAACAACCGACGGTGGCGTCCTCGTACAACGTCGGCACCTCGTCATTCCAAAACCAATCAGCCCTAAACAGGCGCTCATCATCGACGCGATGAATGACCCCAACATCGTGGAGTTGTTCGTGGCGTGCGGCACCAAGTTTGGCAAAACTTTCGGTGCGGCGTGTGGCACCTCCGGTCGCCTGTCGTTACGCCGTGGTGGCGTTGGCCGTTGGATTGCGCCAATCTACGCGCAAACAAAAATTGGTTTCCGTTACTGTAAAAACATTTTACCACCGCCACCTGACGTCACGCCGAACATGGGTGAGCTGACACTGCAATTTTCAGGCGGTGGCCCAAGGTTGGAGTTCAAGTCAGGTAGCAACCCAGAAGACCTAGAGGGTGAGGGCACAGAAATCAACGTGCTGGACGAAGCGTCAAAGCTCAGGCAGCAAGTTTACGATTCAGTGAAAACAACCACCACAATCACCCGTGGCCTCATTGCGCCGTTCAGTACGCCGCGTGGCAAGAACTGGTTTTACACTAAGGGAATGGAAGCCAAGGACATCATGGATTGGCAGCTTAAGCGCAACAAGCGACTTACGCACATGTTTATCACAGCTCCATCCACAGACAGTCCACTGGTAACGCCAGAAGCCATTGAGGAGGCCAAGCGGTCTCTGCCCGACAGGTTGTTTCGTCAGTATTATCTGGCCGAGTTCCTTGACGACGGTTCCGTGTTTGTTGGGTTCCGCGATTGTGTGCTTGGCCCTGAAATGGTGTTTGACGGCAAGCAACAATATTGGCTGGACGAGGACGCAGAAAATTCCACGGTTGTTATCGGTGCCGATTGGGCGAAGACGCAGGACCGCACCGTGTTTTGGGCCATTGACGTTAACGCCCGCGTTTGCGTTGGCTTTTGGCGGTTTTACAAAACACCGTACACCGAAGCCATCAGGCGGTTGGTCAAGTTTTCCCGCAAGTTCAAGGATGTGCTCATCGTGCACCACGACAAAACAGGCTTGGGCACCGTGATTGACGACTACCTGGCTGAAACAGAGCTGCCTTACGAGGGCATCACCTTTACCAACGCAACCAAAGCCGACATGGTTTCCAAGCTTATCACAGGGTTTGAAACAAAAGATCACTTCGTACCCAATTGGCGCGAAGCCGTGGACGAGCTGGACGCTTACGAAGTTTTGACCACGCCATCTGGCAACATGACTTACGGCGCGCCTGAAGGTAAACACGATGACATCGTGTCGGCCATGATGTTGGCCTACTTGGCGTTGGTGCGCTACGGCGACAGGGACTACACGGTTAAGTCGCTTGAACCAACACCTGAGCAACAAAAAGAGAAGGCAAAAGCTGACCAGGGACAAAAGGTAAGTAATAATGATAAAGTCGAAAAAGAACCAGTGCCACGCAAAACGGCTTTCGAACAATTTTATGACAGTCTTCGCAACGATGATGATGACGACGACGATTAAATTGTGACATGTTACGAAGTGCACAAATGCACAAACTAAAGCTAATTCGCCCAAGGAAGGCGCGACGCGATGAAGAAACAAAAAACAAAGTTGAGCGCAATTGCTGCCATTGAAGCACGCCAAGTTGTAGACAAAGAACATACCGAAGTCGCCACGTTTGACCGTCATTACGACCAAGTGGTAAGTGATTATGAATTCAAGTCAGGGGCGTTTGACCTCGTGCGTGACGCCACCGGCGAAGGTGTTTCTGGGCCGTGGGAGTCGGACGTTAAGGCCCTGCTAGACGCCATCACACTTAAAAGCCTGTTCTTTAGCGAAGACTGGGTATTCATCGTCGTTGACCTGATCGCCTCAAAGCTGGCCAGCCAACCACTTGTCGTGATGAAGCGCACAATGGTGGACGGCAAGTACCGCAACGAACCGGCGCAAGCACACCCGCTGCAAGCCTTGTTTGAATCACCGAACAGCATCCAAGATTATTACGAGTGGATGTACATGCTCCTGGTGGACTTGTTCCTCATCGGTAACACCATTCAATGGCGGATGCGGGCCAAAAATCAAATCATCACGTTACCGGCGCAGCTTGTAAGTATCGACTTTAACAGCGATCTTTCCATACGGGCGTACCGCGTCCACGATACAAACGACGACGGCAACCTACGTAAAGGCATGGCCCTGTTCATGCCGGAAGAGATCGTCCACATTCGGCGCCCTAATCCAGACTCAATGCTTTGGGGCTTGTCGCCATTCGTTCCCGGACAACGTTCCTTGCTTTTCAACCGGTACACTGGCGAATACCTCAACAATTTTTACCTCAAGGGCGCTACGCCTGGCATCGCCTTGGAGATGGACAAGGAAGCCAACGAAAAGGTGGCCTTGCGCCTCATACGTTCGTTTGAGATGGCCTACACAGGCCGCCGTAACCAACGCCGCACCATGGCGCTGCCAAAGGGCGTAACGGCCAAGCCGATTGCCCATAACATCGCCGAACAAAACTTGGTGTCACTTGTAAACATGAAACGCGAGGATATCCTCGCCTTGCTCAAGGTGCCAAAGCACGAGGTCGGCCTACAAACCGCTGGTTCGCTCGGGTCGGAAGAATACAAGCAGGCGATCAAAAACTTTTGGGAGTCGACCCTCAAACCGGCTGCCAAGTCGGTGTCTTCAAAGCTCACCAAGTTCTTTAAGAACGAGTTGGGCCAAGATCACTTCATCGAGTTCGACCTGTCGAATGTTGACGCCCTAAAAGACGACGAAATTAAAAAGGCTGAACGCGCCGAAAAGATGTTGAAAACTCACACACTTAACGAGGTGCGGAAGCTTGTTTACGACGCCAAGCCTTTGGATGGTGGTGACGAAACGCCGGTCACGGCAACGGCTAACCCGTTTGGCGGTGGTTTTGGTGGTGGATTTGGTGGAGGAGCGACGGACGGATCCCTGTCTTCTACCGCGAATCAACAGGAATCCAATCCGGTTGCAGGAGATGCAGCCACCCTCAACTCCGAGGCTGCAAACACCCTATCGGAAGGTTCACCGGCAACTGAAGCTGCGCCGCGTGTGGCAAAAGATAAAATGACCAACTTCCTCAAGGGTAACGACGGTTGGTTTGAACGCCGCGAACAAAAAATATCCCAGGAAACGGTAAAGACAGCCAACGCCATGGAATCCATCGCCTTGCGCATGTTCTCCGACATGGCCTACACCATCATTTCAACCAGCCGCAAGTTCCTGCGTGAAAAGGGTTACGAATCCATTGTCACGAAGGCCGAGCAACGTGCCCAATTGATAAGCAAAGCCGAGATGCGCCGCCGCTTACGTAAGGCCCTGGAAAAGTACGAAGAGCGTTGGGTCACCGACACACGCAAGGCGCTCGTAGGATCGCTTAACGTGGGTTATGACGCCATCCTGGAAGTGCCCTTCAACATGCCAAGCCAAAGCGAGATTCAGGCCATCAGGGCACGTAACGAGCAGCTACGCATGGACTCACTGGACAACCGCCAAGCGCGGGCGTTCCAGTACATGAACGAAACCACGCTTAACGCCGTGTTCATTTCGATTGAGAACGGCATCAACGAAGGTAAGACGGTGCAGGAAATATCGGAAACCTTGAAAGCACGCTTTGCCGACGTGAAGGAAATTGGCAGCCGCGCCATGACCATCGCCCGCACCGAGACGTTGACGGCAGTATCATTAGGACAAGCCGCCGCCATGAAGGACGCCGCCACGGTAATACCCAACCTCAAGAAGATGTGGGTCAGTGCCGACGACGACCGTGTACGTGACAGCCACGCCGCTGTTGACGGCGAAGTCCGCAACTGGGACGATCCCTTTAGCAACCAATTGTCGTTTCCACGCGACCCAAGTGGGCCGCCTGAAGAAGTTATCAATTGCCGCTGCACCTTCGTTAGTTTGCCAAGCGAACAAATGGATGAGATCAGTGGTGACAACCTAGTTTCCAACGAAGGAGAGTAATGCCATGCGTTACATTGATTTTCAGTTCAAAGACATTCAGAAAAACAGCAAGTCAGGCAAGATGAAAATCCACGGGTTGTCAAACGCCAACACCGTTGACCGCATCCAAGAGCGCATCGACCCTAAGGGCTGGCGACTAGATAATTACAAAAAGAATCCCGTCGTGTTGTTTGACCACGGTCATGACCCGTCGTTTGGCAGCACGCCAATTGGCAAGGCCATCGTCGTTGAACCACAGGACAAGGGCCTGTACACCGAGATTGAAATTTCAGGTTCAAAAACTGAAAAGATTTCGGCAGTACGCGACCTCATCGAAGAGGGCATCCTCAAGACTTTCAGCGTTGGGTTCAACCCAATTGAAAACGAGAAGTCAGCCGACGAACCAGACGTCAACATCATTAAGATTGCCGACCTTATCGAACAATCGGTTGTGCCAATTCCAATGAACCAAGACAGCACCTTTGCCTTGGCTGGCAAGTCGTTCAAGTTACACTCGAAGCTTGCCAAAAAATGGTGGGGCCAACACGTTGACCGCATCATGCTCGCCAAAAAAGGCGCGTGGGTAGCGGCGGCTTTGCACCAACGCATGTACGACATGGTTGACCACGGCGACATAGCCGACGTCGAATCGGCGCTGAAAGAAGTTGCCAAGTCGGCGGGTGTAAACGTAAAAGACATTACCGATGTTTTGTCAGGACAAATAACCCCTGTTCCAGAACCAATTGTTGAAGCCTTTGCAAAAATGCTACGATTGGACAAAGACTTCCTGGTTAATTTAAACAAAGGTGACGTTGCCTTGATTGAGCGCGTAGCTGATCGCCGCAACCAACCACCAACCGACGAAGGAGGCAAAGGAATGCCTACCGACGATAAAAACAAAAAAGAAAAGGGCGTTGCCAAGCCCGTCATCCACCAAGTGACGATACCTAAATCCGTTGCCGACACACCGGAAGCCGCCGCTGAAATGGCTGCTGCTGCTGGCTACTCAACGGAAAAGATGTCGGAAAACGACGAGGGCTACGTCTTCGAACAATCGCCTGGCGAAGGTCTTGACCTTGAAAAGGCAACCAAGATGGACTTAGGCGACGGCGTAATGGCCGTTATTTGTCCGACCAAACCTAAAGATTCTGGCCAAGGTGCCGAAAGCGGAGAAAGTAATGACGACAAGAAAAGTGCCGATGGTAAACAAGGCGACGAAACCGACGGAAAAGAAGGTGACGGAGCTGCCAAAACGGAAGGCGACGGCAAGGAAGAAAATGCCGACCAAAACGAAGCGGACGAACCCAAATCAGTTAGCGAACTGTTAAGTTCGGCGCTGGCGATGGTGCAAGGTAAAGAGGGCATGGACGACCTCGTTAAATTGCTTGAACAAGCTGCGACCCAAGCCAAGGACGGCGCAAAGGGTGGCAGTGTGATTGCCATTATCAAACGGGTGAACGACGAGTTGGCTGCCCTAGGCATCAAGAACATTGAAGGTACTGACGACAATCCGTACTTAGCTCTAGCTGGCCAAACCAACGTATTGCTTGGTACACTGATTAAAGAGATTCAAGGCATGTCCGGTAAACTTGACGGGTTGGCTGACCTTACGCTTGCCAAAGCGAAGGAAGAAGGCGAAGCCGAGGAAATGGACGATGCCGATTCTGAAGCCGGTAAGGACGACGAAACAGCGAAAGGATTTGACACGCTGAGGACTTACAGGCGAGATTTAGATACAAAGCTCAAGCGTCTAGGTGTTTAAAATAATTTAAACGTCACGGCGTGGGTCGAAAGGAACGCAAGGTTGCGGTCCGATTTTTGTAACGTCATCCAAGGAGGGATCACTGATGATGACCAAGGCTGAACTCGATGCACAAATCGAGGAAACAAAGTCCCTCAAGACGCGAGTAGACGCTGCTGAAGGCAAAGTTGCCGCGCTTGAGGAAGAAAAGAAAAACTGGATCGCTGCTGGCGGTGGTTCAACTACGGGCAACCGTAGCAACAGCGACGAAGCCCGCACGTTAAAATACTTCGGATGCTCGCATCCAAAGCAATTGTTGGACATCAACGTTGCTGCGAAGCGTTTCGACCGTGTTCCTGAAGAAATCAAGCACATGGCCCTTAGCTTCAAAGAAGCAATGGACATTGCCCGCATGACCGCGCAAATTTGCAAAGGCGACCCGACTGACGTTATCGGCAAAACCGAAGCGCAAGATCGCATCGCTCGTTGTCCAAGCATGCTCGACACCCGTTACGGTAAAGAAGTTGTTGCTCCGATGCTCAAAGCATTCGGTTCAACTGTTTCTGGTGGCGGTGACGAGTGGGTTCCAACCGCTTCGGCGAGCACCTACATTCCAGAATACGAACTGGCAATGGTGCTTGAAAAGCGTTTCGAAATGATCAACATGCCATCCAACCCGTTTGATCTTCCAAAGATCAGTGGCGTTACCAAGGCACGCATCGCGGCTGAAGGCGCAACCAAAACTGGTGCGCAGTTCACAACCGCAAAAGTGACCTTCAGCGCAACGAAGTTGGTTGAGTACTATGAAATTCCAGAGGAACTGGACGAAGACTCAGCTCCAGATTTCCTAGCTGCTGGACGCAGCGAGTTGTTGTTGGCGCAAGTACGCGCAGCAGCAGCGGCCATAGTGTCAGGTGACAACGACGGCACTCACATCGACTCGGACACCCAAGCTGGTGCGGCTGACCTTGCTGAGAAAGCATGGAAAGGCTTGCGTCGCCAAGCGTTGGCAAACAGCGCGAACGGCGTAACGGTGGACTTCGGAAACGCGGCGGTAACGCACGCGAACATGAAAATCCTCCGCTCACGTATGGGCAAATTCGGTTCGATCCCTGAAGATCTATTGATTATCGCTGGCCCTGCTGTTTACTTGCAGTTGACCGGCTTAGACGAAGTAACCACAGTCGAGAAATTCGGCCCAATGGCAACCATCCTCAAAGGTGCGTTGGCAGCTTGGTCGGGCATCCCGATTGTGAACGAAGAACAATTCCGCGAAGACTTGAACGCTACGGGCGTTTACGACGGAGTGACCACAACCCGCGCAGGGGTACTCATGGTAAACCTGAAACGCTGGTACATGGGACAACGTCGTCCGATCAAGATGAAGGTCATGCCTTCACTTCCAGCGGAAGACAAGTGGTTGATGGCATCGTACCGTCGCGTAGACTTCCAAGGTCACGCGCAAGGCGCAGTCGAGAAATCGGTGGCGTACGGATACAACATCGCCAAGTAACCCTTGGCCTTACTCAGGCTCAACGCAACGGGGCGGTGGCATACATGCTGCCACCCCGTTGTTGTTTAAGGGGTTAAGGTGGTTCAACTCGATCAAACATTACGCCTGTCGCTTTACGAGTCGCGGTCGATATTTGTTGTCCAGGATGTTCCTCCTGGTGTTTACAACGTGCCGATGGCCACCGAAGGCAATTCCCTGCTGTCCACTGTTTGGGTCAAGCAGCTTGACGTTGGCGCGGCTGTAAAGGTCAAGTACTGGGACTTTGGTCCAGGAGATGGAGACACTCCAGGGCAACGCGTCGACCTGCAAGAACATTTGCTTTTAAATGCAGCCGATACTACCGACCGGATCATCGTTACTTCGCTGCACAACAAACCGCGAGCTGAGATCACAGTCACAGGTGGCAACGTTACTTTTGGTGTTTACGTCACAGTCGTTGCGACCTTTGCCTCTGACCTTGAAGCTAACTTGAAGATGGACGGCCAAACTGCAACTTTGCTGCAGGACAAGGGCCTACCGATTGTTGGTTACAGCGCCTTTGACAACAAGTACTACATGCTCCCGATTGAAAGCGGTGGCGTTAAGGTTACTGGGTCAATCACAGTTGGCGAGCTCACGACCAGCAAAAAGATCAAGATCACGGGCGGCGCGGCAAACACTGAATCAACGTTTACCTTTCCGGCGCAGACCAAAAGGTTCACGTTAAAAGCGCGGGTGGCCACCAAAATACTACTGGCCGACGCCACCGGCGACATAGCTGCCGGCGACTATTTGACGATTCCGGCCGGTTCATTTTACGAATCTCAGTCGTTCGTGGCACAGGCCAAGGCAATTTATTTCCAGAGTGCAGTCGCTAACTTGGAGATTGAAGCCGAGTATTGGACGTAAAGTTTCGTTGGATCAAACCGATGCCCACCCTTGGGTTTAGATATTTAAAACTTTTAGGAGGATTTAGAACATGAGTTTGGGTAAAGACAAATTGATTTATGACTCAACAACCCCAGCAGATGGCGATAGCGTAGCAGCGTTTTTGAGAACAGGAACAGCTGCATTGACATCAACCACGGTTGGTGGAAGCGAAGCCCTTGACGTTAACGTAGCTCAGTCGGCTGGTCAGTTCGCCGAAGATTCAGCGCACACAACTGGCGATATTGGTACTCAAGTTTTAGCTGTCCGCAGTGACGCCGGTGGAACGCTGGTATCGGCCGACGGCGACTACTCGCCACTGTCCTTGGACTCAGAAGGTCGTTTGCGTGTTGCCGCTGACATTGACATGGTCAATGGTTTTGAAAAAGAAGAAGACGAAGCACACTCTGACGGCGACATCGGTGCTTTCATGCTTGCAATCCGCCAAGATTCACTCAGTTCATCAGTCGACACTGATGGCGATTATGCAGGTTTGAAAGTCGACAGCCTTGGCCGTTTGTGGACTAACTCTGCAATTTCTGGTGACGTAGCTGACGATGCAGCTGACGCAGGCAATCCAATTAAAATTGGTTCACGCGCAATTTCAGGTGCTCTTGCCGCTGTATCAGCGACCAACGATCGCGCAGATTTGATTTCTGACCTTTACCGTCGCGTCTGGGTAAACACCGCACCAAACATTAGCGGTTCAAATGCAGCCGTGTCAGTTGACACCACTGCGGGTGGCGTAGCGTTGTTTGCTTCTCCTTTGGCTGGCCGTCGTCGTGTTGTCATCAAAAACATGGGCAACAAAGCTATCGCCCTTGGTTTTGGAACAGTGACTTTCGCCAACGGAATTCCTTTGGCCGGTGGTGCCAACGTAGAGATGGAACTTGGCCCTGATTTAGCGCTGAAAGCCATTGCTGAATCTGGCGCTCAAGACGTTCGCGTTCTTCAATTGGCCTAATAGTTCTTGCGAGACTCATTGGGGGCATCGGCTACAATGCCCTTGCTCCCCAAATACTTAGAGGACCTACTATGAAAACAATTGAGATTACCGATGTTGATTCAAAAAGAGTTACAACTTTGTTGTCAATGCTTGGTCGCGGTAAATGGGAACTTGAAGGCACGGAAATACTGGCCTTTGCCCAAGTGCAACATTGGGTAATTGAACTAAGCCAAAAGATGAAGCTTTCGCTTGTGGCACCACTAACTCAACCAAAACAAGATGATCCGCAACCAATGTCAACTGACGGGAAATGCGCACCAATCCCAGTGCCTATGCCGTCTGACGGCGAAGTGATAAAGAAAAAGGGCAAGCATGGGAATAAATGAAAGTCCAGATAGGGCAGACGTCGTCGAGCGTTCGCTTGACCATGCAGTTTTAACAGTCGGTACGACAATCACCGAAGTTAAGGTTGGCGGTTCACGTAGCGCCACGCGGCAGATTGTTGTCATCTACAACGAAAGTAACAGCAAGACACTTTGGTGGGGTAAATCCAGTGTCGCGTCGAGCGGTTCAAATCGCGGTTATCCTATTTTGCCACAGCAATCTGTTTCACTTCCGATAGGTGACTTAGCTGTTTATATAGTTGGCGAACAGGCCGGACAAACCGCTTGGGTTTCGGAGATTGGATGAATCCACTACAAGGGCCAATTAGTTTAAACAACAACCGTGGCCTTTACGTCATGGATCGGCTTGTAACACCTGCGACGACGCAAGCAACGGCTAACGTCATCACGACGCTTGACGCTGGATCATCCAGGACATGGGTTTTTACTGGGACTACAGCAGGCCAACGCTTCAAATTACCTGATGCCACGACGCTACAGGGTAATACAGTTTACGAGCTTTGGAATTTTTCTACGCAGACCATTGAGGTTCAAGATAGCACAGGCGCAGTGCTGGCAACCATTCGCGCCAATGCCCAAACATTTATTTTCTTGCGGGACAACTCCACAGCAGCGGGTGTTTGGGCGCTGACTTACACGCTTGATAGCGGTAACATTTTCGGTACACAGCTTTACTATGCTGAAGACAACTCAGAAACTTCCACAAGTTCTAAGACCACATTTTTAAATAAAATAACTTTAACACCGTCCGACCCACTAACGTTCGGAAATTATTTGGTTCAGTTTCAATTTCTGTGGCGTGCAGCTAACTCTGATAGAAAAATTGATGTACGCATACAGCGCGACTCTACTGACATTGAAACATTTAATTCATTCACCGCGTCCAACACAGAAACAACATTGGTGAGCGGTTTTACAAGGCAGGCGAGCTTGTCCGGAAATTACTCATTTAAGCTTGATTTTAAGGTGAACGGCACTGGAACAACTGTCTATATGCAAAAAGCCCGCATGTTTGTTTGGAGAATTTCATGACAATGTACAGCTACGAAAAATTGTGCGCTTCAGACAGGCTTGCAAAAGAAATACAAGAATCCGCCATCGTCACCGCGCTTGACTATATTACAACTGTTGATTCACCAGCTGAAACTAAGGTTTATTTTAAAGCTGAGTTATCCGAAGGTGACGAAACAATTTTAGATGGCCTCGTTGATGAACACGTTAACGAACCGCTGGAAGAAAACGAAGCAAAACCTGTAGCTGTAACAGAGCAGCCAGACCCGATAGCTTTTGCGCAACCGACGCACCGCACCAAACGCTACGCAACCGACATTGTGACAATTGCCAAAAACACGAGCGAAGAAATTGGCTTTCAACTGCCATCAGAACTTTGGAGCATGGGCGGTTGCCTGCTCGTTGAGAACGCCGAGTTTGGCGATTACGTCACGGCCAGCGTTTACGATGTTGATTCGGTTATCCCTGAACCTTACCGCGCAGCCCTTTGCGAAGCGTGGCCAGTTGTTGCTACGTACATTGTCAAAGCCTACGTCAAGGTTGAGGTTCCAGGAACGGTACAAGCTGGCAGCATCAGCAACATTGAAGTGTTGACACACCCATTGATTGCAAAAATAACAGCCGGACTTTACCTTCGTCTGACCTACCACGCGGTCGATTCTGGCCTGACACGCAGGGCGGCGGTTAATTACTACTTGTTGAAAAAACTATGAAATTACTTTTTGTAAAAGCCAACAAAGTTGGTTCACGCATTATACGTTGGGGGCTTAAGTCCAACTGTTCGCACTTTGCCGTGTGCTTTGACGAAGACGAGGAAGGTGGCGGCATTGTGTTTCACAGTTACGGCAGCGGGCCTCAGCTTGGTTGGTTCGAGGACTTTCTGGACAACTACGAGGTTGTTTACGCCCTGAGCTTTAAAACAGAAATGCCATTGGCCGAAGAGGAATCAATTTACAAGGGGTTGATCCGCCAATACCGGAAGCAGTGGTACGACTACGCCGCGCTTTGTTGGTGGGTTTGGCGTGGCATCCTGTTTAGGTTCTTCAAAGTACCGTTCCCGGCAAAAAATGCCTGGTCTAAAAATGGTTACGCCCTTTGCACCGCCCTAGCCGGTGGCTTCAAGTGGATTGACGCTTGGGCCAAGGAAACAGGCACCGACCTGGAAATGATAGCCCCTGGAACCCTTTACGCTGCGCTGCTTGGCACCGGCTACTTCAAGGACGAGGGCCAGTGGGTTGACGATATGAATGCCTTGCGCTGGTAATTACCTTTGCTTGCTGATACAAATTGAGTAGGAGCTAAAAACTTAACCAAGCAAGTCAAAGGAGCTAATTTCTATGAAAATCTTCTTGAAAAAAAAGCATGACGCAAGCGACAAAGACCCACTAGTTGTCATGATGAAAGAACCAGTTTACTTCATGCAAAAGGTGTCCATTGGCGGCAGCCTAGAAGTAGACGAGGAGCTTGGCTACGCCATCATGGGCGACCGTCGCTACAAGGGGTTGTTCACAACCGATAAAGTTGGCACCAAAGCCAAGACTGAACCTGAAACCAAAAAGGTGGCAGCCAAGGCTAACAAAGCAATCAAAGCGGCACCACGTAACAAGAGCCTCAAGTCTTTTACGGATAAGTCCGCCGAAGTTTAAACCGCGCTTTAACGGAGCGAAACGATGGCCCTAAATGCGAATGCCTTGGTTGACTTGGCCTTGGCAAAATCTTATTTAAAGATTCCTTCCAGCAACACGGACAACGACGCCTTGGTGGAGTTGTTTATCAATGCTGGTTCGCAATTCATCGAACGCGAAACCGACCGTAAAATCAAACAACAAACCCACACCGACATAAAGCATGGGCGCAAGTCAAACCTCATACTTTTCAGGCAGTGGCCAGTTACAGCGGTCACTTCGTTACACGTCGACAGTGAAGCGTCCTACGGTAGCGACACCTTGGTTGACCCAAGCGAGTACCGCATTGGCGACGAAGGCAACTCGTTGGTTCTTTTGAATCGATCTTTTCCCAACGGTTACAACAACATCAAGGTTGTTTACACGGCTGGATATGACCCCGTTCCTTCGGATTTACAAAACGCCTGCCTATGGTTGGTGACGTGGTACTACACCACACGCGAGAACAAGGATATCGGCCGACCGCGTAAGTCAAAGGGTGACGAATCTTTTGACATATCGCAATCAGCGCCGAAAGACATTTGGGACTGCATCATGAGTTACAAGCGCACCGAAATGCCAGGGTCCGACGCCTTGGTGTTCAACACGTAGAGGGTTTTGTTTGGCAGTTAAATCCAACATCGCTGGCACCATCTCCATGCTACAACGCAAGACGGCAGAGCTGGCCCCAAACAGTCCACAACTCAAGGAAGCCTTTATCCGCATTGGGCTTTACGTCTCGGCGTTGGCCAAGATGGAAGCGCGACGCAAAGGCATTGTTGACCGTGGCCGTTTGATAAACTCCATACGTTATGAATTTTTCACCAAGGGCAGCCAAGTGGGCGTGCTCGTTGGTTCGTTTAACGTCAAGTACGCGGCCTTGAACGAGTTTGGCGGTGTGTTTACCGAACAAATGCGCCGCGCCATGTTTTACTCAATGCGTAAACGTGGCGGTTCGCGTCGTGGCAGTAAGGGTGTCATCCAAGGCAACCGCTTTAGGGCGCGTCCTTACTTGAGGCCTGCTTTTACCAAAAGCCGCACCTTTGTACTCGACACGTTACGCGCAGCGGTCACTTTTGCTAAACAGGGTGTATAATGGCAATACCTGAATCATTACGGTCGAAGATTGCCCAAAAGATCTTGGATCGCTTGGCTTTGGTCACGGAGTTCAACTATCGCGAGTTTGACAAGGTCAAGCTTACGAGTGCGGACTTTGCCGAACACGACCTGCCAGCCGTACAGGCCATTGACTTAGGTGACCCGAACACGCACGAGATGGTGCGCGGCAAACGGCGTTGGAACATCGCCTTGGAGATTATCCTAGGGCCAACGCAAACTTACGAGGCCACCCAAAAGAAGCTTTGGGACCTGATGGAATACACGGAGAACACCATTTTTGCCGACCCGAAGTTGGGCCTTGGTAATGACGGTGTTGTTCATATGCACTTACTGGATTCGTATACTGACCTGCACGTCATGGACCCTTACTACTTGGGTCGCATTGAAATTGAGGTTGAGTATTACCAACCTTTAGTGCGACAGTGTTAGGTATAAGCTATAATGGATTGATGGCGCAGGGAAAACGCGTCTTACCTGTTTAAAGCCAAGGAGGGTTTTAATGATCGGCGAACTCAAATCACTTCAAAAAGTTGTTGCTGCCGCTGGCACAGCCGAACCCCTTTCGGCAACCAAAGTTCTTGCTTATGGCCTTGTCATCAAGGCTTTGGCTGGTAACACCGAAAAAGTTTACATCGGTGGTGCAACTGTAGACGACGAAACAGGTCATGTTTTGGCAGCAGGAGAAGTTTTAAAAACTTCTGACTTATTGCCAAGCGGTGTTCCTGTGGATCTCAGCAAGGTGTATATCGATTCAGACGAAAACGGCGAAGGCGTGTCAGTTGCTTACGTCGAAACTAAATTAGGCTAAGGAGGGCCAAATGGCTAAGAATTACGCGGATATCTACAACTCGTCTAACGACGCCATCGCCCTTGAACAGCGTTGGTACGTTAAAGCTGAAACAACCCGTGGTGAGCTGATTGCACCAACCGACAGTGACTTCTTGTACACGTTGGGCGGTGGGCAGATTGAATTCAGCCAGCCGTTTGAAAGCAGCCCGCACCGTTCAGGTCGTGGCCACCTTGACATCATCAAAAAGAAAAAAGAGTGTACCTGGAGCTTTCCAACGTACATCAACATCAATACCGGCGTTGCAGCTGGCACAACCGAGTTGGACCAAGCGGTTCGCACTTTGTGGACTTCCATGCTCGGCAAAGAAACCGTTTCCAGCGGTGTGCAGTTCACGAGAACTGTGCCGGACATCACCTTCAGCTTGTTTGAGTGTGGCGACAAGTTCGCACGCCAAAGCCGTGGAGCTTTCGTCCAGGGTGCAAACATGCAGTTTCCAGGTGACGGCGAAGCAACCATTGAATGGTCAGGCGCAGCGAAAGACGCGCTTTACCTTGGCATTGGCAAGTCGGTAGCCGACAACAACGGTGGCAACACCGTAACGTTGGAAACTGGCGACGGTGGCCAATTCAAAAAAGCCATCGGTGGCTTGGTCATGATCATCGAAGCAAACGGCACAACCCGTTCGGCAGACACGCCAAACGGCACACCGCGCAAGATTGTGTCGGTTGTTGGCGACGTGGTAACCCTCGACGGCGCGGCTTTGGCCGATGCCGACGGTTCTGGGCTAAACGCTCCGATCTACCTGAGTTACTACGAACCAGCAGCGCCAACCGCAATCAACAACCCGCAAACGGGCTTGGTTGGTTCGTTCACAATCGACGGTCACGACGGCCTGCACTGTGCGCGGTCAATTGGCCTTAACCTTCAAAACAACCACGAGTTGGTCAACTACTGCTACGGCATGGACGCGCTCGACTCGCCGTTCTTCGTGCCTGGCGACCGCATGACTGCTGAGGTTAGTTTTGAAATGAACATGAGCAAGGCGATGGTAGCCTTCTTCAACGACGTTCAAGACTTCGTAGCGCAAACGCTTGAGGTAATACTCGGCGACACGGCGACACGTCACTTGGACATCGACTTGCCGAAGGTGCGGTTCCCAGTGCCGTCGTTCTCGGTGCCTGACACAGGGTCAGTGCCGGTAACGTTCCAAGGAACGGCCTACATGACCGCCCTGGACGCCAACGACGAGATTTCGGTTTACTACAAGTAACAAAGCTCCTCCCGTTTCAAGGACGACACGGGTTTGCTTAAGCGAAGGGCCAGTTTACAGGACTGGCCTTTCGTATTTTAATGCCCGACGCGGTAGTGGGCTTAGAGGTAGCCATCTATAACAATCGTGTAATAACGGGACCGCGCCTTGTAGGTAATTACCTTTTTATGGCAAGATGCCTTAACATCAAAAAAAGGAGCTAACCACATGGCAATTACCGTAGACAACCTCATCGAGGACGGGTTACTCGACATCGTCGTTCGCAGCGACAGCGCCTTGGACGTGACAGACGAAGAGTACAAGGAATATCTCAAAACCTTGGACCTAGGAAAACTGAAGTTCAAGGAAGGCGACGCGCCGACCATTTGGGTCATGAAGCGCAAGCTGAACTACCGCCAAAAGCAAAAGGTGGACAACTCCAAGATTCGCCTTGAAAAGGGCGAGATGCAGTTGCAAATCGGTTTCATGTCGGAAGAGGTTCGCATGTCGCTTGTCGACGTTAAGAACCCCGACCACATTCCACCGGAAAAACGCCTGGTGCTCAAGAAAACTGGCGACGGCATTGACGAAAACTTCTTGGCCTGTTTGGGCGACATCGTCACTGAGCTTTTTACCGCACGCCAAACCTACATTGACGCTAAGACTGCCGGTGTTGCTGACTTAAAAAAAGGATAGCGGCACTCGTCGAACTCACGCACTCGAAGTCCGCCAAGGATCGGTTCACCTGTGACACCTGTTCCTTGGCGACGCAAAAAATTCGACGTTGCCGCGAGGACCGCGAAGACTTTACGGAAGCTGACGGCCCGATATGGCCGATGTACGTTGAACCAGAAGGTGAGTTATACAGTTTTTGCCCTGGCAAGGCCCTTTGGGACCCATCACTTGGCGAGCTTTTCAGGCTTTTAGTGATCGCAACCGAAACGGGTGTTATGCTTACCGAAGGTGGAATTGAAGATCAACCATCTTGGTGGATTGATTTGCTCGGTTGGTTCGTACCGAGATACGATCAGCAAAAGTTCGCGATCAGAACAAGGATGATTCTGGGCGACGGGAAGGGTAACAAAAGCGACCCGATCTCAAAGCTGAAAGGTAGTCAGCCCGTGTTGAAGGGAGTCACACATGGCGGTAACAACCGATAGCCTTTTGGTGGACATCAGCGTCGACACCAAAAATGCATCCGCCTCCATTCAAAATCTAAACAAACAGTTCGCCGACATGATGAAGGTCATGAAGTCGACGGACGCCTCCTCCAAAAAAACCGAAGAATCCATTACCGGCATTGGGTTTGCCGCCGTCAAGTTGAACGCCATACTTGGCATTGCTCAAACCGCGTGGTCGGCCCTTTCCAGTCCAGTTCGTTCGGCCGTGGACGAACACGCCAAAGCGCAACGCGCCCTTAACAAGGTGGCCACGTCGCTCAAGTTGGTGGGCCAATTCACAGAAGAACACGTGCAAAGTTTTGCGGACTTTGCCGACGAAATGCAAAACGTGGCCAACGTGTCGGACGACGTAACCCTCAGTCTCGTGGCGCAGGCCAAGGCCGGTGGGCTTTCCGACAAGATGACCAAACAACTTATCAAGTCGGCGGCTGACCTGGCCTCCGTCACGGACAAGGACGTTAACTCGGCCTTCCGCGAGCTGATGGGTCAACTGTCCGGTACGCCTGGTCGCATTGCCAAGACCATACCGGAGCTGAACAAATTTACGATTGCCGAGCTACAGGCTGGCAAAGGCATTGAGTTTTTGGCCGAACGCCTGAAGGACTTTTCCACGTCGGACGCCAAAACCCTGGAAGGCACCATGATTGGTGCAAGCCTGGCCTTTGACGACTTCAAGAAGGCCATCGGCAAGGCCATTACCGAAACGGTAAACCTGCCAGCCCTGTTTACGGCCGTTAAGGGTGTGCTGCGCGACCTGACGCAGACGGTCAAGGACCTGACCCCAAAAATGGAACAAATAGGGTCCGCCTTTGCCGCCGTCGATTGGATGAAGGTGGCCCAAGGTGTTGCTTTATTGACCGCGTCGTTCATCGCCTTTCAAGGGGCGCTCAAAGCGGCTGCCATTTACCAAGCCATTCAGGCCATCGGTGGGTTAAGTTCGGCCGTGGCTGCCATGGGCGGCCTTAGTGGGATGATCGCCCAGACGGTCGCCTGGTTCTCCAAGTTACGGGTCGCTGCGACCATCGCCATGGTGCCAATGCTTAAGGTTGCCGCCATCGCCGGTTTAATACTGTCTGTCGCAGCCGCCGTGGACATTCTGATACGCAATTTCGACAAACTGGGCCAACTGGGTACCATCGTCGGCCAAAGCCTTAAAGTCGCGTTTTTGACCGCCCTACAAGCTGTTAACTTTGTAATCACCGAAATGCTTGGCCTAATCGGGATGGCTGGTCAAAAAATAAACGACGCCTTTGGAAAGAACATAGTAAATGTTGAAAGTTTCAACAAATCCCTGGAGGACGGCTACCGAAACGCCAACGACCTGCAAGGGGCCATAGACAAGTCCACTGAATCGATCAAAAAAGCGTCAGTTGGCATTGACTTTGGCTTTGCCGGCGAAGGCGTGAAGTTGGTGGCCGGTTTGATGAAGGACGTGGAGGTCGGGGCCAAAGGCGCGGCGGCGGCTGGCAAAGGGTTCGCCGACTCGACGAATCTACCGGTGCAAAACCTTGAGGAAATGCGCAAAGCCCTGGATGAGATTGTCGATAAGAACAAGACGTTGTTCAACGATATCAACAACATGGGTAAAACCCAAAATGAGCAGATTTACAACACCATGCAGCTCGAACTCGAGCGCGTGGAAATAAAACGCAAGCAACTGGCCTTGGAGGGCAAGCTCAATTCGGAAATTTCTGCAGGACTTGACGCCCAAAAAGAGTTGATCCAACAACGCGCCGGTAAACAAATTGAACAAAACAACAACCCGAACCTCGTGTCGCCCGACCAACTGGCTGCCATCAAGTCGGCCTTTGGCGAAGGGGCCGCCGGTGCGGCGTCGTCCATTGGGTCGGCGGCAGGGGCTTTGTCAGGTGTGATGGGTGGCGTTGGCGCGGTGATGGGGGCCGTCAACGGTGTGCTGGACTTCGTCCAACAACTCATCGACTTCGTGCCGCAAGTGCTTTCAAAGATTGCAAATATTTTCAACTCACTGACCGACCTACCAAATAAAATTGCCGAAGGCATTGCCAACGTCATGGACTCGGTAATTAACTTTGTCGAGAATTTCATTCCAAACTTGCTGAACTCCATACCGACCATCCTGGACGAACTCATCACTGGCTTGTTTGAGCGGCTGCCAGAAGCCCTGGAAGGTTTGATTGCCAAGTTGCCGGACATCATCGTTGCGGTTGTTGAAAAGCTTCCCGACCTTGTTGAACGTTTGGTTGTTGGCGTGATTACAAATGCGCCGCGCATTGCCATCGCCTTGGTGGAAGGGGTGATTCGCGGTGCTCCGAAGATTGCCATGGCCATGATCAAACTGATGGTAATCGAACTGCCAAAGGCCATCATCAAGGGCATTATCGAGGGCGGTAAACGCCTGATCGGCATGCTGACAGGGCTTTTCAGCGGTATCAAGATGCCGAAGTTTGACGAAAAGGCCATCACCAATGCCTTCAAGTCGGCGGGTAAGGCGTTTACAAATGCCACGTCGCAAATGTTTAACGTGTCCGACCTTGGCGACATGGGAAAAATTGAAGGTACGGAAAAGGTTGGCGAGGCCATCGCCGACAAACTCGAAGACTTGTTCAAATGGCTGAAGGACCTTTGGGACAAATTTATCAAGGGGCTTAAGGCGATATGGTCGTGGATATGGGACAAAATTTTAAAACCGTTCATCGACTTCCTAAAAAAGGCGTGGGATGTCATCTGGAAAACGCTTAAGGCAGTTTGGGACGGTCTCGTAAAAACATTCAAGGCCGCGTGGGACGCCGCCATGAACTACTTCAACAGCGTCATCAATTCGTTGAAGGCCGCGTGGGAATTCATCACGCGAACGTTCCAGGGTGTAATAAACTTTTTTAGGAACACCTTCCAAACGTTGATCGACATGTTCTCTGGAAAAATCAGCTTCCTCGACGGTGTTCGCCAACTTTGGCAAAACACCTTTGGCGCGATCACCGGACAACTCCAAAACATTGCTAACTTTTTTAAGTCGATATTCGACAACTTCTCCAGTGCCTTGGGCGGCATCGTCAACACACTTAAGACAGCCGTCGATTCGCTGAAGAACGCCCTGAGCAACTTCACAAGCGGCATCGCAAACGTTGGCGGCAAGATATGGGAATCCTTCAAAGCTGGACTAAGCGGCGGTGGAAAGTTTTTTGCCAGCATCGGCGATCAGATTTGGGGCGGTTTGTTGTCTGGCCTGAAGAGCGTTAAGAACGTGCTTTCAGACCAAATCAGCGGCCTTGCAAAAAGCGTTACAAATTTACTTTCTAAAATGTTCAAGTTCGACAGCGGTGGTCGTGGCGCGGTGGAAAAGGTGTTGGGCATTGACGTTCCATTTGTTGGGTTTGCGCGAGGTGGTGTCGTCCCTGGTACGGCGGCAGTTCCCGGCGACTCGGAAATGAACGACCGCTTTTTGGCCATGTTATCGCCAGGTGAAGCGGTCATCAAACGCACGCACATGCAAAAGCCGTGGATCAGAAAAATCATCGACGACATTCAATCCGGAAAGATGGACGTTCCGCGTTTTGCCTTTGGTAAAGGTGGCGACTTGAACCCGTTTGACGACGGCGGCGGCTGGAGCAACCCGTTTGAAGGTTGGGACACGGCCATCGGCGGGGCGTTCTCCGACGCTTGGGAAGGCATGAAAGGTTTTGCGAAAAGCTCGCTAGGACCAATCGCCGGACAACTTGCTGGGTTTTTAAATCCAGAACAGTTCGAGGGAATCGGCAAATGGTTGGACAAACAAGGCAAAACCATTTCGTCAGCTAACATCGGAGAGATGATTAGCGATATCGATGTCGACATAAGTTGGAACGATATTCTTCAGGTTCAGGAATTGGCCGACCACTGGTGGAAACAAACCATGAAACTTGGCGAGGACGCCATTGACCTTGCCGTTAAAACTGCAAAAGATCCGCTTGCGGCCTTGCGTCAGCTTGACCCACGCGAACTTTGGAAACGCGCAAAAGCCGAAGGCATGAAGGTGGCCAGTCGGTCGCTTGGCAAAAACACGCCGCTCAATTTTCACGACGGTGGGTTGGTTCAAGGCATTGGCGAAATACCAGCTAGGTTGTTGCCTGGCGAATACGTCATGAATCAAAACGCGGTCAACCGCATTGGGCTTTCCAACCTGAACGCCATGAACAACGGCAGCGGGTCAAACCGCCCTGTTGAGCAGGTGTTCAACATGAACTTTAAGATTGAAACCGAACAGCCGATTGACGAAAACTTCTTCCGCAACAAACTGATGCCTCGCGTAAAAGAAGAATTCCGTCGCATGTCGCTTGACGGAAACTTCGTAATCTCGACGACAGGCATAAGGAGCAAGTAGATGGCGACGTCGTTTCGTGGCTACCTGAATGACGATTATTTGGAAAACCAGTACCTCGGCGACGAGGGCTACGAATCCACAGGAATGCAGGTCGAGCGCGTCATCGCAGCGGAACACGAAATCGGCATGCAGGTTGAACGGCAAATCGCCAACTTTGTTGACGAACAAGCCATGCAGGTGCAGCGCGTAATTACTACCGAAGAAGTCCTAGCTATGCAGGTGCACCGCATCACCTCAATAAATGACGAAAACGGCATGCAGATTGACCGCCAAGTTGTTGATTACGAATCGGAAAATGGGATGCAAACCGACCTCGTAGTTACAGCCGCGCAAGAACACGGTATGCAAACAAACCGTATAATTTCAGATTTTATGCAAAACAATGGCATGCAGATAAACCGTATCGTTTTCTCGAACGGTGACTTTGCTATGGAAATTCGTCGCGACAAAACCTTCCCGCACACGCTTTGTGCGGACATGGGTTACTTGTCGCAAAGCTACCTTGAAACACCGTACCTTACCGCCGGTTACTGCGTGGCGGGGCCAATGCAAATTGAGCGGCACATCAACGATGAACCGCACGAAATCGGCATGCAGATTGACAGGTTCGTAAACGCGCAAAAACGCTTGGCAATGCAAGTCGAACGAATCATTGCTGATTTCACGAAATCAGTCGGCATGCAGGTGGCCTTGTTGCGTTCGTTCTTCTTCGGCATGCAAATCAGGGTTGTGCTTTACAACACCACGCGGTTGCGCGTCCTGGCTGAATTCCCAAGCCGTGGCACAAGTGGCACAAACTGGACAGCCACCTCCACGGAGACAGGCGACTTTGACGTCAACAACCTCAACACAGACATTGTCGAACAGGTTTGGCGCTCGGAAAATGGCACTACCTCGGCGATTGTTTCTTGCGACACAGAGGTTGTGCAAGGCGTTCCTGTTGACACCTTTGCCGCGCTTAACCACAACCTCACGACTTCGGCCAGCGTTGTGCTTGAAGCGTCAAACGATTCTGGATTCAGCCCTGTGGAATTCAGCGTTAACCTTTCGCCGACTGAAACAAACATGTATTACATCGCGCCAACGTTCCCAACTCAACAGTTCCGGTACTGGCGATTGGTCATCAACGACCCGACAAACCCGTCAGGATTTTTACAAATTGGAACAATCGTGTTTGGCACCACGGTCATCCTCCAAGGCGAGGCTTTTGTTGACGAAGTTACCAAGCTCACAAAACACTTCTCCGACAAGGTGGCGACCGAAGGCTTTACCAACGTCAGCAACGACCGCGCCATCAAGAACAGTGTTTCAATTGACTTCCGCAACATGCAGTACAATCGCGGTAACTTCAAAAACCTACGCGAGCTGTTTGAATTCGCCCGCACGTCACTCAAGTGCCTGTGGATACCTGACCCGCAACAAATGGAACGCTTCACGGTGTTTGGCAAGCTCACGCAAATACCAGCCGAGAAACACGTCAATAGGGGTTCGGGAACTTCTGCCGACAACGTTGACTTCACGCTTGAGGTTGACGAAAGCTTATGACGGTACGAAACATAGACGCCGAGCGGCGTAAAAAAGAAAACGAAGACTTGATTGCGAGAATGAAACGCGGAGAATCACTTGCCAGGTGTTCAACACAGGACACTTGGTGGCAACCTAGACCAATCATAAAAAAGGACAAGAAGCTTATCGCTCAGGCTTTTGGAGACAAACCAACGAAGGACGAATGAGATTCAAGTACCGATGCCAACTACACGGAAAAAACAAAGTGACGTTCCTAACGTCGAGCGACGCACAAATGGCGGCTTTTCGCGAAAAGCAAATACGCGGGCACGACTTGTACGTTTACCGTTGTCCTGGTTGCGGCCTGTTTCACCTTACGAGCAAAAAACAAAAGCCAAATCAACCACAGATACAGCATCACCACGAGGTGGAGCATGAGTAGCAAGGACCGCCGCTCCTACCTAACCTCCATGACACTCACCCAAACTTTGTTGGACTACTGTCACGACAACCTGGAAAACCGCCTGGAAATGGTTGTCGATATTGAGTCTCCAGACGGCACAATCTACGCTTCGGACAGAAACAAATACGTCGGAGGCACCTTTTATGAGGCGTTGCTCAACTTCCCTGTTATTGGTCGAACCGTTGGAGAATGGCTGTCGCCGGATTTACAATTTTCGACTCTTACGCTTGAACTCTCAAACGTGGATGGCCGATTTAATAATTACCTGCCTTCGGGATCCGATTTTGGCGGATGGATTGGAAAGTCAGTCACTGTTCGTCTTGGATTGGCAGAGGTGGCCTCGACCTATACGACTGTCTTCCGAGGCCGAATCACTGACGTCGGAGGATTTAAGCGATCTACTAAGAGCATTACGATCATCGCAAGAGACAACTACGATAGGATCAATGTTAATTTCCCAAGCACCGCGTTCACCGAAGCAGCCTATCCAAAAATAGAGGTCAAAAACATTGGTAAGCTGATGCCAGTTATTTACGGCGACTGGACCGTCGACAATGAACCAAACCCCGCGTCAGTACCGGCTTGGGTGACAAACGGCAACGACCCATACGTGCACTTTAAAGAAAAAGACCTGGATGTTGACGTTGGCACGAACCAGATTCTGGCCACGAACCATGACCTAGACGACAACGACATCGTGCAGTTCACCACCACAGGCACGCTGCCTGCGCCGCTCAACACGGGCGTCAACTACTACGTAATCAACGCCAACGGCGACGACTTCAAGGTTTCGGCAACGATGGGCGGTGCCGAGATAAACATTACGACGGCTGGGACAGGCGATCACAAGTACATGCCAGATCCAGCTGGTTCAAGACTGAACGTTAAGTTACGCATATCCGAAAACGACCTTCAGTCGTTCGACCAAGGTAACGTCTACCTGAAACGCGGTGACGTTTACATGCAGGTGCCGTCCAGCCAAATCACCAACATCGGCGCTGGCAACAAAACTTTTGAAATCCAGCAAAACACCGGCACCCTGTGGGTAAGTACGGACGCTGGTAATATTGCTTACCTTTTTGACGCTTCCGACCAATTCTACGTGCGCGTGGTTGGTAAGGACCTAGGCGCTTACACTGGTAACATGGTTTGGATTGCCCGGGACATCCTGATGACTTACGGTGGGGTTGTTTCGGGAGACTTCCACGCCAACTGGACAACGTACCGCGACAAAAGTTCGCCGGCTGAAAGCGCCGTTGCCAACATCCTTGGCAGGGTTTGGGTGCAGGACGCCAAACAAGCCATGACGTATGCCCTGCAAATGCTTGAGCAAATTCGTCTTGAAGCTTTCATTGACCGTGACCTGAAGATAAAAATAAATAGCCTGCACTTTGACGACTTCAACGACGCGCCAACTTTCGTCGTAAAGAACTGGGACGTCGAAAAGGACAGCTTTAAAACAACCATCGACGAGCGCAACAACTTCAATCGCGCCCAAGGCTTTTACGCCTTTTCGCCAGTTACCAACGAAAACGGCCTGCAAACAAAAATCTACAACAACCCCGATTCAATTACCCAGATGGGTAAGGCAATTTCAAAAAAGATTGAGTTTCCCAACCTGTACAAAGCCGAAGACGTTGAGCTGCAACTAGTTGAGATTTTAAAGCTGGCAAGCGCCACGCTTGAAATCATTGAGCTCAACCTCACGTGGAGGTCATTACTTCGCGACATTGGGGAATTTATATCAATTGATGTTAAGATAGGATCATCCATCTTCGACGAAGTACCGGCCATGATCCGCGACATTGGGTATGATCCCACTGGTTTAAAGATTCCGGTCAAGTTATGGTCGATGATGATGGTACCTTTTCCTGGCTATGAACCTGGATTTGCTGGTACAGTCGGTGGATATAACGCTAATATTGTTGAAGAATAGCCCACGGATTTGGGCGACTTCATGGAAGTTATAAAGGGTAATTCACAAGGAGGTGAACAGTGGCAGTCCTTCTAACTGTCTCGGAAACAATTGCGGGCTCAGCGTTTAGCGACGCGCTCGAAGGCGGCGGCACTGGCATCGACTTGGGCAGTGTCATCAACGGTCAGTACGCTCCCGTCACGGACCAGACCAACAACCTTGGTCATCAGGACGTTTTCATTCGTCATGACGCAGCCGTGGACCCAATTACTGACGTTAAAACATTCCTCCAACAATACGGCGTTGGCACAGGATTCACTTACGGCGGCGCAAACAGCGCAGCAGCCGACTTCACAAAAGTGTTGAACATGGGTAACGCCGACACGATGGGCGCAGGGGTTGCCAACAACTCCGACGGCCTTGGTAACGGCTTACACATTGACATGGACTGGGACGTTTCCACGGCCAACCAATTCCTTGGTTCGCGTGTTGGAACGTTCGTTCAAATATACGGCGACAACGGCGGGGCGGCTTCCGGTGACGGACGCAACCTAGCGACTGCTTTCACCATGAAGGCCGACGCCATGTCGCGTAACAACGGCGGCACTGAGGTTGCTCCTTCGGGTGCAGTTGACGGCCAAATCGGGAAAACTGGCGACACCACGTTAGGTGATCGCGCCCACCCACGTTTGCGTTTCTACCTGAGAACGGACGAAACCGACGGCGGTATTTTACAGTGGGAATGGGTCATTGCTTACTCGTTCACAGCTTAAAAAGGTTGGTAGATGTCGTTTTTTCCTCCAAACCCGCAAGTCCGCACCCATGACCTTCGTTGGCGCTTCGACTTTTTTGGTCGTCCGTCAAAGTACGGCCAATGGAATCGTCCTGGCACGACGCCTGAAACACAGGCTTGGTGCCAAAACAAAGAGGGCCTTGTGCGGGCTTCCATTGAAGGCAAAAACATGGTCACCAAAGAAATCGAAACCTTGGCTGAATGCGACGGGCATGACTTTGTAAATTTCCAATGGATGGCTGCTGCGAAGATGAAACCCTTTTTTAAAGGGACTGCCAACGTAGCTCATTTTCTTGTCGGTTTAAAAATAATTACACGTGACTCGGCGGTCGAAGTTTACCCAAACGGCGAAGTCCGAAAAAATGAACGGACCGAAAAAAACGTGCAGTACGCAACTTTCGGTAAATGATGAGGTGAAAAAATGGCTAACGTATCGCGCTTAGAACTCGACCATCCCGCCCTAGGTACGACAGGCGGAGCGGCTTTACATACTCAAATTGAGGCCTTGTACAAAAAGCTTGGCGACGCGCTCGCGACACGTTGGTACCAACTCACCGACTTTGACAATGGCGAAACAGTTGACCTTGACCATAACTTTGAAATGGAAATTGAGCTGCTACGTTACGACATTTATGTGTACACGGGAGGCACTTGGGTCAAGGTTACCGCTGATTCATCACCTGCGCTTTCTGACTTTACGGTTGTTGAAAAAACAGGTGAAGAAGACACCGTCCTGCAAATCACAAACGTTTCAGGTGGAAACGACCTTTTGGTGGCCGTTGTCATCAACAACGACCCGCTGTACCTAAGCGAAGGCGACATTGAAGATGTTGACGTGAGCGGTGCGGAAGAAGGCCAAGCCCTAGTTTATGAAAGTTCAACAAAAAAGTTTATTCCTGGAGCTTCAGGCGACAGTTCATTTAAAGTCCAATCGGTAGCTGCCGATGGAACAATTGTTATCAAGGGCGGTTACTTAATTGACGATTCTGGGGTTGAGTACGCCACCTACGATGGTTCTGGTAGCGCATCTACAGATTACGGAACCGACTTAACTTTTGACTTAGACACGTTGGTGCCTTCGCCATCGAACGACACCACGTATTACCTTTATATCGACAAGCAATTGTTGAGCGACGCAGTGACATTGACAAACAACGGTCGCACGTTAGTTGGTGTTACGGCATCGCACTTGGTCGCTGTAACAACAAAGCCAACAACAATGATCTTGGAGCGATACATCCCAATTGGGTTTGCTCGTTACGCAACTGGAGCGTGGTCAACAACGCTTTTCGGAACGCTGGCTTTCCGTCGTCATCAATCGCCAAGCGTGAACGTATCGCCATTGGTGCAAACCTTCGGACCAACTGCAATCGGCACCGTTGGAGCTGCCGGTAACTATGCTGGTGGTCACCTTAAAGACGCTGACAGTTACCGCTCGTCGTTAACAACATCAACACTTTCTATTTACGCTTTGGCAGCAAACGCGAACGATTCAATCGGCACTCGCAATTTTACTAACAATAACTCGACTCCTTTCACTGGGACAGATATTCGCGGCACAACGAACGCCGCAGCAGCTTTGACGGCTGGTAGTTCACACAGCTTTAGCTATACAGCCGACAATTTCTTTAACGGCGGTGACGCAGATTTTACCGCTGATATTTGGGCGGCTTTAACGGATTGGACCCCTGGCACTGATATGGTGCTTATGTCAAATGAGGCTTCTTCAACCGATCGTGGTTGGACGATTCTTGTGCAAACCACAGGTGATATCGTTTTTCAATATCCGATAACGTCATCCACTGTAGGGAATTTTAGACTTTCAAATCCTGGCTTTGTTGATGGATCTTACCATCATTTTGCTATGCGCTATAATGCGACGTTAAACACCTGGGCCGGATTTGTTGATGGGGTTCCGGTAGATAGTTTTGTTCAAGCAAACATCGCGGCTTCAGCGAACATTATGCGTCTTGGAGCTTTCCGTTCAACACCGACAAACTTTTTAACAGGGCGCCTTGGACAATTTGGTTATGCGAAAGCCTTGCTATCAGATCTTGAGATTTTAAAACTAGCGTCAGTACGCCTTGACCTCGCGCAGTCCGTGGCAAAAGAAAATCAAATCTGGGAAGGTCAGTATATCGACGCCAATGGTCTACGCTCTGAGTTACCTAAGTCATGGCTTGTCGATCAAAAGGACACCAAGGTCTATGTCAATTTGGGCGATAGCTCGGTATCTACCGACAGTATTCTTTTAAAGCTGCATGATGGCGGTATCGGCGCGACGACGGTTCCAGTACGAACATTCGACCGCACGTATACAAGCTCGCCAGGATCAAGCGTCACTCACGGTTTGCCTGACCTACCGACACACGTTCGCATTTTGCATAACGCCAATGCCGACGGTAAGTGGGTTGATATTTCAGGTGACGCGCAGGCTAAAGCAACAACGACCGCGATTGAGTTTGACTTGACAAGCTACACGATTGACGGCACACATCCGATTCGGATCGTGGCGAGCGTGGGCGTGCCTGCTTTGGGAATTGGTGAAGCCACTGCATTAAGCAATGGAATAATCTCTACGGGAAATCAAACACTTGGCGGAAGAAAATCTGCGGGTAATAGCAAGGTTATAGCCTCCAGGACATCGGATCAAAACATAAGCAGTTCAGCAACTAAGTTTCAGCTAAACGTCGAGGATTTAGATTCAAATTCTGAGTACGATCCAACAACCAACTTTAGACTTACTCCGACAAGGTCTGGCTATTGGATGGTTACAGCTTCAGTTCGCGGCGAAAATATCAATGCGTCAAATTATTTTGAAGTTTACATCTACAAAAATGGGGCTATGTATAAACGTTCTGGGATCAGAGTAGCTAATACTACTGGTGGCACTGAAAACTGTTTTGCGTCCGTTTCTGCGCTTGTTGATGTGAATGGAACCACAGACTACATTGAAATTTTTATACTCAGTCAGTCCGCTAAAAACTTCCAAGGTAGTATGCAAGCGTTTGAAATTATTTAAAGAGGTAGTAACCAATGAACCTAGTCGATAAAATTTTCTACGATCCGATCTCAAAAGGGCTGAAGTTTTTTACTAAAAGTGGGGTGCAAACATTCGGTATGCGCCAAAGGAAAGTGCTTTCTGGCGATATAACTACGAGCACAACCGTTCCAGATCTTGGCTTTGATAATTTAGTTGTTGGAAAATCTTATAGATTTACTTTCGCTGGTGAAGGTGTTTGTACTGCTGGTGATGCAATTCAATCTGTTAACATCGTTCATGATTCTGCCAACTTAGCAAGAATGGTCGCGGGAAATGGCAGCGGTTCAAACGTATCTTGCCCATACAACAGCAGTGGAATTTTTAAAGCAACCACTACGAGTTTGTCCGTCACTACTTCTAGTTTTGGCGGTTCTGGGTCATTATTGGCTGGCGCGTATCTAATACTTGAAGAGGTTTAAACCTATGAAAAAATTTACACTTTGGCTTTTGCTTTTTTCCACCCTAGCACTTGGTGCTAGCGGGGATCGATACATCCAAAATCCCAATCAGGATAAGGATATTATTTTTCAGGTTAATAAAGGCGGCACAAAAACAGACGCTTTTATAATCAGTGGAACATCTGGTGGGATAGTCTCTGGCTTTGCCAACGTGCGTGGTAGCGAAGGTGCGGGTACGACCACGCTCACGAAAGACGATAACCGTCACCAGATTTACAACCTATCGGCTGCACGCACCAATGTAATGCCTACCACGGGAATTAAAGCTGGTGACAAATGGCTTATTGAAAATCGCACTTCATTTCTTTTGACGATCCAGGCAAGCGGTGGTCAGGAAATAAATTCAACCAACTCTGCAAACGCGAACGCTTCAATTGCAGCTGGGTATGCATTGCTTATGAGCTTGCAGGACACCCCTACAACGGCAGCACATTGGCGCGTTGTTGATGTTTACGAGACGGGATCATTCTCGGGGACGTGGACATTCGGCGGTAGCGGTGGCA